GTTCCTGATGTGTATGGTGCAGGACCGTATTCTGCTTCCCACCAATATGGTTGCTCACTAAACCCAAGCATTTCCCAAGGAGTGGTATTAGGAGTAATTGTGTCGTAGAAATATAAGTAGTTGCCGCGCCAGCCACCCAGCAATGGTTTGTTATCTAACTTGTTTGCACTTTGGCTGTAATTGTATGTAAACGGATCCAATGGTACATAAAACTGAGTATTGTAGTCAAGTTTATTCCATCCTACCCAGCTTAAAAAATCTTCGCTGAGAATCTCATTGATCTCAGTAAGAGAATATTGTGTGGTTCTAAACTGTCCAGGCATGACTTCATCTAGAACCATTGGGATTTCACTAATAATTTTTAGATTATTAAAAATTCGTGTTTCAAATTCTAACAAAACCTGATCTCGAAAATCCCCAAATGCCACAGTGATACTGCCGTCATGCCCCTGTATTACTTCTGTTGGATTGACATAAGTGTCCGACACAAACATAGATGGTTTAAATGACGGATACAATCCAATCTTTGTTGGTGTGTTTGGAACGTAGCTACCATAAGTTGTATCATATTCTCGAATCTTGATAACATCTCCAATTGCCAGAGTTGCTGTGATTGTCATTGTAGGAGAATCAGCAGATACTGTATAATCATAACCGCGAGTTAGAATGTTACCATTCAAATAAACTAGCAGGCTGTGGTAGTTTGAAGATGTAAAACTATAAATTTTTGTTAGATCAAATGTACTGTCGCTAGTGAACGAATATGTGTACGTTGTCTCAGTATACGTTTCTCCGCTGGGGATCATGTCACTCCAGTAGAATGGTGACAGGTTTGATCGTCCTATTGAAATTTCTTGTAATACAGAATCCAGCACCTGAGTCGGTGTTAAATTAATATAATTTCCTTTGGCGGCCAAGTCCAGCAACAATGATTTATATTTTGTGTATTCCTGACTATTAAATCTTAGAGAATTAAACAACTCATATTGTTGTTCTCTGAGAAATACACCCGTTAGTGCCAACGGAGAGGAGTGTTGCACAATATTGGCACCGTAGGGAATTAAATCTCCGAGATCTCGAGTGTTATTTGCGCCATTGATTGGTCCAACAAGATCTTTAAGATTTTGTCCAATAGTTTCATAGTGAGTTCTAATTGTGCCAAGAGTGTACGATCCGCTATTTTCGTTAAGAGGATTGTTTTCAAGATTTAACGGAACTTGATAGAATCCAACTTTACTTGGGTAGTTACTCAGTGCTTGTAGTTCAATTATTGTGCCAACCGGCGGCGGCGCTGCCAATTCAATTATGGTATTTTGTCCGCTAATAGTCACTGAATAGTTGCCTGGGTCAACAAACACGCCCTCAATAAACATCTGTACTGCTGGAAAAACCGACGTAGTTGTCACGGGCACATCGAGTTTTAAGTTTTCACCGTTGTACGTAAATCTAAATATTTGGCGGCTTTGATTTTCTGCTGCCGCTTTTTGCCAACCAATTACTTCGGTAAACGACACACGGTCAATGTATTCTCTAACAAACCCAGTGCTTACTTTTAATTCTGAACTTATATTATCTTTGACATAGATAAAAGTATCATTGTACAGGTAGTTTTCAAATACAATGTCACCAAGGTTATTGATATTCAAATACTTTAGAGAAAAGCCAAGCACAACGTCCACTGACGATGTGGTTCCTACTCCGTAGCCAAACAATCTTGACCCTGTAAATGTTGAACTTGGGTAAACTGCGCGATTGCCAAAGCTTACTCCGTTGGAATCAAACACATCAAACAATGGTGGTTGATTAACTCCGGTTTTTTCTTGTGCTTCAAACCAAGACACCCCGTCAAACCAATAGCTCTTTCCTTGCTGTGTATTGCCACTTAAACAAACAACAGTTTGATTTACCAATGCTTGACTGTTGATAACTGGGACCAAATCAATAATTTTAACGCCTGAGCCTGTTGTATCAATAAACTTAACTTCATAGATTCGATTGCGCACAGTTGCATCTGAATCATTGGCAAAAATCACGAGGCTACCATCGATAAATGTGTATCCATCAGTACTGTAGCCTCGCTGACCATTGATGTTGCTGAATGCATCTGTGCTGGCAAAGTCAACAATGTTAACTGGTGGCTTGGCCTGTGTTCCGTTGTTGTATAAATCGATGTTTGCACGAAATTCAATAATTGGACGTTTTGCTCTGAAATTATTATCTATGACCGCTACCTGATTGTTGTATTCAGCAGTGGCATTGATAACATCTTTGTGGAACCAACGATTACTACGGCTCCAGGCATTTCTATCTTGGCTTGCACGATTTATTGTAATATAGTCAGGCACCGTTGGCGCATTTAAACTAGCATCCCAGGGAGTAGAATCATAGGATGTAAAATCATAAGGAATGGTTTCACTTTTGGTATATGTTTCTGGTGTGACTAGGTCGCTGACTGGAATTAAAACAATACCGTTGCCTTTTGGTGCTCCTGCTACTCCGCTGGTTGCCAATGGAGTACCGGCTGGGCCGCCGGCGCCGATGTTGAGCAGACTCTCTTCTACAGTATCATAGATATATTGTTGGTACACGTCAGTCTGGCGTATTGTTCCTGTGATTTTTTGACCATCTTTAAGATGCCAGGCGCCAAAATACGCTTCACCGTCAACAAATCCAACTCGAGCAGAAATACCCGGGCCGGTGCCAACACCTTCAACATAGTATTCTAAATCCTGGTAGCCAGCAGGGACTGTGGGTCCACGAAATTGAACTTTTAATCCATTGGTAAACTCTACGCCATTTTGACTAATGTAATTTTTAGCACCAATAATGTCATTGATATTGATCGGTTCTACCTGTTCAGCATCAATCAGTCGTATTTGTCCAAAAATTTCAGGGTTTGTGCTGTCTTGATACCACAGCGTGTTGAGTACCGCTGTCAGCAAAGGAATTTGCTCAAAGTAACCTGATGCATTCTTATACCATGAAGTACCGCTGTAAGTTACTCCAAACAAGATTTTAAACTTACTGAGATTATTCACAGGCAATATGCTAGATAAGCGAATATACGGGTCTAGTCCGGTTTCTGAAATGTATTGAATTTGCCAAATACTATAACGCTGTGCCTGTGATGTGATGTCTGTTGTCTGATCAAATAAAATGCTGTCATAACTGCCCGGTTGACCATCCAAGGGATCGGGTTCACCGCTGACAATTATATCTGTAAGTGTTTCATAAGGAACGCTATCATAAGGTTGGCCGTTCACATCATAGCTGATAGACGCTCCAACTTGATTGGGTACAGTACGAACCAACGGGTCAAATGGTGTGGTTAATTGCCAGCCGCCGGATTCAGCATCTGGGTTCCTGTTTAGGAAAATAACAGTTTTGTTATTGAGGTTGGTGGTTCCGTCAATTCCATTTGGAAATTCTTGCAAGAATTGTGCAACAGAGATATTATTAATCTGATTAAAGTTTAAAGTTGTTACAAGGTCAACGCTACCAATATCATTTAAGTTGTAGTAAAAGTCCTGAGCAGTTTTCAACGGAACATTAAAAGTGACCGTGCCCTGGTCTTCACCGTTGTTGACTACCCCCAACACATCTCGGCTGCTAATATTTGGCGTTGCTGATAACCGGCCATTGATACCTGGCTCGGCTTGAATCCAGAACTTGCTACCAGGTTGGTTCACAGTGAATTGATAACTGCCGCCACGTGCAACAGTGATGATCGGATCTTTGCCTCGCACATCGCTAAATGTGTAATCGTTGGTTTCACGAGTTACTTCCCAAGTGTCAGTCAGTGGAACTTCAGTTGTGCTAATGTCAACGCTGTCTACGCCTTGCGGTAGCCAATAGTACTGACTATAGTTTGAAAACTTATCAAAGTCGCAGAATGGATCCCAAGAATAATATTGACTTTCAAAGAGTCTATCTTGTTTGGTAACATTGGCATTTTGCAACTCTAACGCATCAACCATACCAGGGTATGTGATTGCATCAATAGCTGTGCTAGTATCTGGCTTTAAGAAAATAACACCTGGTTCAAATTGATAGTTTGTTCGTGTGGCTGTTGGTTCAGTGACATAATAATCTGCCGGATTAACTCCTGGACCAACACGACGTCCTACATATCCTTGTGTTTTCTTTGTGATAGGTTCTTGTGTCAGTTGATCTAATGTAGCAGACAAAAACTTTCGGTTTGTGTCTGTACGAAAAATCTCTGGAAGAAGGTCAATTGTACGTCTGCGTGTTGCCATTAATATTCACCTGTCTGGCTTAGTGTGCTGTTTAATCTTCCGGTACTGCTAACACTAACAGGATATAATCCTGACACCGGAGTTTGACTTTGAATGTTACTTTGTGTCAGTGCGTCAATCACTTGAACGTCAGCCACTGTTGCTCCATTAACAAAAATTTCATTTGGCGCTGATCTAATTTCATATAAATCACCAAAACTTTTCAATGGGTTCAATGGAACAAGAACCACTGAACTGATAATAGAACCCATTTGTGTATGTAGATATGCGGCTAATTCTGAGAAAAAGAAGCTGTCGCCAAAATCCCATTTATCAATGGTAAAATAATTGTTTACATTTGCAATAACCTGGCTCTTGATTTCGCTAACTGTGGCTGTTACTTTTGGTGCCTTGACAACTTTAATTGTTGCTCTCAGACTGGCTGCGGCTTTGGGGCCAAATAATGGCTTAAAGACCACTGTGTTAGGTACTAGATTATCAGAAATCATTTTATAGTCATCTAGTTTGGCGTAGGCTGTTGACAGCTCTGAAATTGTTGGTGGGCTTGGTTCAGGAACAGTACCTGTGGTGTCTTTGATGTAATTCTGATAAGCAGTATAATACTCCGCAACTACCAAATATAAGTCAATGATGTTGGTTGATCCTGGATCAATAATGTTAGTCAATGGACTATTATGTCTATATTGAAATCCAAGTGTTTGTCTGCCAATTCTAGCCTTGTAGATATTTGTTTGCACTAGTGTACGTTGTACAATTCCATTTACTACTGTAAAGACCAACTCATAAAATACCTTTTCGTCATATGCGTAAAATACTTGTCCACCAACAAATTGAGTTTTAACTACCTCAATGTCATTCTTGGTTGCGTATTGAGCATTTACAATGCCAGGTTCAACTGGTAGATATCTTTCTAGATTATCAAAATCAACTGTTTGTTTTAAAAATATTAATTTTGAATTTGGATCAATGTTTGGTGCAACAATTTCATCAAAGAAGTCTGGGTTATCCGCAACGCCATCAGCATCCGAATCAACATAGCTAACAATAACTTCGTAGTCGTTGACATAGCCGTCGCTTTGTACTGGCTGTGCAATAATATCCATTTTAACATCGCTGGTCAACGGTTGGTTGCTGTCAGGTTTTGAGTTTGTTTTTAATACTTTTATGAAATCATCAATTACTAATCCAGTGCGACTGTCATAGATGCTTTCGTTGCCGTCAAAGGTAAAACGTGTTTGTAGTACACTGGCAAAAACATAATCCAACCCACGAGAAACCACTGTGTAAGAAACCCCGTTGGTAATAAATTGGATTAGCCAGGAAGCATCAAGATTTAATCCTTCGGTATTTTGTGCATAAGAAAGGCTAAACGGAGCATCTTGGTGTAGGTTTGAGCTGGTAATCAGATACCAGGTCGATGTTAAGTTATTATAACCCAACCCAAAGTTTCTAAACAATTCAATCTGTTGTAACATTTGTTGACGAATTGTGCTTGGTAAATCGTCAATAAATTTAGGAATTACTTCTACTGCAAGAGCGCCGGTGGGTACAAAATTGTTTAAAATAACCGGCCCAGTTCCATCAGGAAAGTTGCCTAGACCTTGGTTAGTTCCGTCTAACACCACTGCCATGATTGTTGCCCAGATAATTAATTTTTCGTCAGCACGTAATGGAACTCCAGCAACTAGCTTGTTGTTTGCGTCGAAGAAGTATCCTGACGGAGCGGCAAATTTAATCAATGATCCTTGTGTTAAGTATTTGGCATTGTTACTGGCATAGCTACCAATAGACTGTGGAGAGGTTGGGGTGCCAACATAAAAATATCCAGTGGTTTCTCTAACCACAGTTGTGCTTTGGTTCCAGGCAAAATTTAATACAGATAAACTTGGGCGAGGATAATTCGCATAGTAAAACTGTTGCATACTGCGGCCAGGAAGAATTGGTTCTATGTTGTTAGCAATAGTATCAACAATGTCGTTGCGATTGATCCAAGCAAAGTCAAAGCTTGGCAATACGTTCTGACGATATAGTACGCCATCAGATGCAAAAATGTTAGTGGAACTGTACTTGCCGGTGATATCAGTAAAATCTACATATCGACTGGTGCCTGTACTAGACCGTGCCACTGCCTTGCTTTTGATAATGCTATTATACAAAGTAAACGGAAAGTTGTTGTAATCTTCGCCGTTGACCATACGGTTCTGTGTGTAGTAACGAGCAGGCGCACGTTGTTTAATTTCATCAATGGTTTCACGAGGAGCGGCATTGCTTACTGGAGTTGTAATACCGCATGTGAATGTAATTGTTTCCAGGCGCCCTGTGCGGCTGATGTAGCTGATAGGCAAGGAAATACTTTGCATTTCCTCAGGATTAATGATATATCTTAATCCATTGCTGGCACGAACATAGGTACGATAAAAGCCCACTGGGACTTCGCTGAATACTCCGTCACCAAATGTCATGGTGATTTGATCATTGGTTCGACTTGTAATAGAATAAATTTTGCGTTGATCAGGAGAAAGCTGTTCAAGTGCGGCAGCATAGACACTTTCAACATATTTCCACTCAGTGGCAATAGAACCAATATTATCCAGTTGATATAACCAATAGTCTTGGTTGTTAATACCTTCAATATTGATGTTGACTGTGCGGTTAGGAAGTGCTTCAGCTAGGTTAAAGTCTTGGTTTTGCAATACACCCTGTTTAAATAAGAAAAAGAATCCATTGTTTTCACTGCCAAACCCCAGCGAATCGTTGCGGTACATAACATTGAATACGCCATTAGGACGAGGTGCTGGTTCATAGATGTAGTCTTTGCCCTGGCTAGTGCCGCTGACTGCTTCGAACGGCATGTTGACGCCGTCAACTGCGGTGGTATAAGGAATGACAGGCAAAAACCCAGGTACTAAATTGATTGCATATTCAGAAGTATCAATGCCTAAAAGCGTTTGTTTATTGCCTGGGCGCCCATATTTTTGACTGTCTACTAGACTGGCATTAATAATCAGTGTTAGTTGTTCAAACCAATTTGGGTTTGTTGGGTCGTTCCAATCAATGGTAACATTTGAAAGATTAATTCCGTTGTAGTCAACAACATTTTCTGTGGTCGACACAGAGAATACTTTTAACAATCCTTGAGCGGCTTCGTTACGCTTTGGAGTATAACTTATAAGATTGGCAAGACGAACAACGCTGTCACGACGTTCAGCGGTGTCCATAAAGTTTTCGCGAGTGTTTAGATCATTACGGAATGCAAGACTCTGACCCATAAAGGCCATAACGTCAAGTAATGCAATAAATTCCGAACTTTCAATGTAGTCATTGAATGTTTCTGGATAATAAAGTCTCAGGTAGTCAACGAAGCTCTTGCGTAGTGTTTCAAAGTCGTAACTTTGAAAGTCGGCCTCGCGGTAGGTCTGGTATAATCTTTTCCAGTCCTCAACTCCAAATATTGCGGTTTGTCTTGCTGTCTTTGCCATATTCTCTCACTGTTTTCATATTTATGGTTTGTATAAACTGAGTAGTTTTAGATAAAACTTGCTCTACGAGTTTCTTGGTCAAAGAATATGGCCAATCGTTCTGCCGTTGAACTTCCTACCACTTGTACTGCAACTTCAATTAGTATCCCATTAAGCTGTGGATAAACTGATGCATCTGACAGATAAATTCTTGGGTCACCACCTGCTACACGTTGTAGTTCAGCAAGAATACCACGTTCCGTTTCAGGAGTCTGATTTTCAAATATAAAACTCCAAATTATAGTACCATATCCTGGGCGGCCAGGCAGCTCACCTTGCTGAATGTTGAGAGCATTTGACAGGTCTTGCTTGATTAACTCAAAGTCAACCAGGGTAAACTTTTTGTACTGATTGATAGTACTGAAACCAATAAATGTAGGCATGCTATTATTTATTGGTTATTTTTCGTGAGGTTGGTGGATTTTAGAAATCATCAGCCAAATTTTGGTGTTGGAATTTTTGGATCACCAAGTATGCTTGTTAATGCTTTGTCAAGGCCTGCACGTTTTACTGTGCCAACTGCATTTGTTACCTGTTGTCCAACTGCACCAAGCTCGCCAGCTTTGGCAGTAACAAACGATGCGGCTTGACTAGCACTCTTGGCTAGATTATTAAATTCTGAAGCAATGGCTGCTGGTGCATTACCTTTACTCCAGGCTTTGGTAGCATCAAGTCCAAACTTTGTTGTACTTTGTACAAGAGCCGCTAGCTGTGCTGGACTTTCTTTACCTGTGGCCAATCCTGAAGATTTAAGCCCTGCTAGTGCCCCTGTCATGAGTTCTTGCTGTGCCATATTTTGAATTTTATCGCTGGACAACAACTTGCTCAAGTTACCTACACCACCTTTACCAGTCCAAACTGTTGGGCTTGCCAACACTGATTGTAGTTTAGCAGGGTCTGACAGATATTGCTGTACCGTTCCTGGCTTTAAGAAGCCCGACGACTCCAATTGCTTAGGACTCAGTCCATACTTGCCAATACCTTTTGTAGGGTCAACTGAGTCTAATTTAAGTCCTGACGCTCCTGATGCTGATGCTAACAATCCAGTAACCTGGCTTTTATCCAAGCTACCTAGGCTGATTTCAGCAGGTGATTGACTTAGGAAGTCTGCTGAATTAATTGGGTTTGAAATTAATTGATTGTTAGTTTCTGTTACTGTCATTTCTGCAGGAGTTTCAATATTGCCTCCGCCTGCAATGTCCGTTGTTGTTACAGCGCCAACATCACCACCAGCAACGTCTGTTGCTGTTCCATCACCGCCGCCAGCATCTCCACCTTCGCCATCAAAACTCACATCAGCAGATACCCCTGTATTGTGTGCAGACCAAGGTTCATGTGTGGGTGCTCTAGTGACAATTGTTTTAAGTTTACCCGGAGTTGACGTCCATCCTGAAGGGCCAAACGAAGTATCTGGTAGCTCGTAATCTGTAAACGGTTTTGGATTTTCCGGGGGAGAGGGTGCAGTACCACCATTTAAATCAATTGTGCCTGCTACCAATACCAAACTATCACCGGCATCCCATCCACCTGAACTGCCATTTTTAAGCACCAGTGACCCGTCGGCAGTGATTCCAATATCAGCTTTGCTGTACATTTTGATAGCACTGGTTGACAGCAAGTCAAAGGATTTGTCACCTTCAATTTTGATTGTTCCACTTTTTACGTTGAAATTTTCCTTGGCATAGATGTTAACATCCTTGTCTGCATGAAGATTAATAGTTCCCTGTGTTCTGACGTTTACAGAATTTGTAGCGTACACATCAACTGTGCCCTCGGCCCCTAGCTCGATCCAGGCTTGACCGTTGGCATGCACAATGTAAAAACAATTGCCATCATCACTCATTGTGATTTGGTGGCCTTTGCTGGTCCGAATACGAACTAAATTATCTTTACCTTCGAGGTCTCCGTCATCCATGACAATGCTGTGACCACCACGACGAGCAATTACTTTTAAGTCTTGTGGTCTTACTGCGCCACTTTGTAATTTTTGTTTAATATCAGATTCAGCAAGTCCACCTTGATAAATTGGTCGACCGGGAGTTGTTATACCGTAGGCGCTTGACGGGCTTTCTCTCTGGCTATTGCTATTGATTGGTCCACGTACGGTATCATTAATTAATCCCTGTTGTAGCATTTCTGCGGCAACAACCGAGTGTACTG